CGCAACTTGCTCCAAACCCAATCAATTGGATCAAGTCCTGCTGCACTCTCCTACGCACCATTCGGTTGGAGCATGGGCGATGGAAGGTTGCAAGACGGCGAGCCTGACCGATTGTTGGGCTACCCCGTGGTTTGCGTTGCGGATGCACCCACAATTGCAGCAAACGCAATCGCAGCGGTGTTTGGAGACTTCTCCTACTATCGCATCGGTGAGCGCGAGGGCGTGAGCATTCAGACTGCTCGTGAAGCGTTCCTCGGTACGAATCAAACTGGCTACTATGCCTTTGCTCGCCATGACGCACAAGCCACCCTGTTGGACGCATTCCGCTATCTGAAGATGGCTGCTGCCTAATCGTTTGGTCTCTGCCTCAACGACCGCCCACGGAGTCTCGACCGTGGGCGGTTTTGTTGGGTAGGATGTGGAAATGCTTATACGAATTACCACAACCTGCGCGACCGTTGAACGGGCTTACCAACAGGGCGAAATCGTTGAGGTGACAGACGAACTGGCAGCGGAATTCATCCGTGCTAACATCGCGGAGGCGGTACAACAGCCAGTAGCAGAAGAAACGGCGGTAGTCAATCCCGTCCGCAAGGCAACATCATGGCGCAAACCAAAGCAGATATGAGGATTTGGACAAACGCAGCGCGGACATTTGACGCGCTAACGCTCGCGCAGGCAAAACTGCATCTCCGTGTGGATAACAACGATGATGATACGCTCATCACGAGCATTGTTTCAGCCGCGACCGACTATGTGGAACGGCGCAGCAACCGATCATTGTGCGCTAGGGTGTGGAACGCAGAGGCAGATCGGTTTCCAACAGCGGGTCGGGAAATGGTTATAGCCAAATCCCCGTTTGTCAGTGTGCAAACCCTGTCCTATGTCACAACAAACGCAGCAACCATAACGCTAGTGCAGGACACTGATTACAGGGTTGTTGTAGCAAACGACATCGGGCGCATCCGCTTGCCGTTAGGGGCAACGCAATGGGCGGTAACAGCCGATGTTCCTGACGCTGTGCGGGTGACATTCACCGCAGGGTATGTAACCCAAGCCACCATACCGCAGGGGTTGGTGCAGGCCGTACGGCTGATGCTCGGGCATCTTTACGAGAACAGAGAAGCGGTGAGCGAAAATGCGGGGAGCGAGGTTGAACTGGCGGTGGGATCGCTATGTAGTGCGTATTGGATGGGAGATGTGTTCTCGTGAACATCGGCGCGATGCGGCAGCGAATCACGGTGCAGTTGCCTACGAGGACAACCGATGCGGTAGGTCAGGTGATTGAGTCGTTTGCCGACAACGCGAGCATTTGGGGTAAGGTCGAGGTGGTTTCTTCAGATCAGCAGGAGGTTGATCGGGGGGAAACAACGGTTGAGGTGATAGAGGTGCGTTGCAGACCTACCAACAAAATTAGCAATGCCTCTCGCCTGAAGTGGCGCGGCAACCCCTACAACATCAAAAGCGTGGTCGATGTCGATGGTCGGAACAGGGAGTTTGTGGTGCGAGCAGAGCGGGTGTTGCGATGAGTATTGCAAAGACGCTGAACAAGGCAGTAGAAATTGGGGTTGCACAGGCAGCAGGGCGTGTTGCGCAGCGAGCAAAGCGGAACATTCTTACGATTCCATTTGGAGCCAAGAGCGTAGGCGAAGGGGAAAGCCCGATATCGCAAAAGAATGTGCGAAACAGCATTGCAGAAGCAATCCACGCAAAATATGTGTTGGGTACGATGATTGTCGAAGTTGAGGGCAGTCATGGTGGTTTGAGCACGGTTGCCGCAGACGGCGATCCGCTACCCCTTGCGCCATTGATCGAACTTGGATTCACCATCACCCATGCGTACTACGGTCGCAAGCGGAAAGCCGCAAAAAATGTGCAGCCACGCCCCTTTTTGGCTCCTGCGTTAGAGGAGACGAGGCGCGAGATCGCAATGATCGTTGGGAAGGCTGCGGCAACAGCAATAAAACAGTGGCATGGTTATGTGAGTTACGGCGGCACTGCAAAAAGGCTTTGAGCATGAGTGTCAACGCCATCGTTTACCAACGGCTGATCGAGCGTACCGCGCTAACCGCACTGGTGGGAACCCGCATATTCCCCGATGCGCTCAAACAGGATTCCGCATACCCCGCAGTTGTGTACGGGGTTAGTAGCACGGAGGCGGTACAGGCAACGCAGGAGCGCAGTTACAGGGTAGCAACAGTTGAAACGATGGTTGTGGCTGAAACGAGGCTTGCCGCGCTTGGGGCGCACAAGGAAATTATCGCAGCCCTTGACAGATTCGTTGGTAACAGTGGTGGAATTGTGTTCCTGCACTGTTTACTATCCAACGAGGTCAGCGGATACGATCCACCCGCAGCGGGTACTGCAACTGGAACATTCACGGAATCAGCAACATTCAGCATCGCATACACAGGAGATTGAACAATGCCGATTAGCAGCGTAGGCACAGTAATGTATCAAGGCTCAGCGGGTACTAATCCCGCAGTCAAGGGGAAGATCAAGAGCATTTCCGTTGACGGCGCAAGCACGAGCGCAATTGATGTCACGGGCATTTCAAGCCAATTCAAGGAGTATGTGTGCGGAATGCTTGATGGCGGCACAATTACCGTCAGTTGTTTTGCGGAGGACAATTCTAGTAATGTGCCTGATATGGTTGTCGCGGGAGACAATACGGTTACGCGGTATCGCATCCTGTATGGTGGCGGTGGTGCAAATGGATTCACGGTCGCGTTTGACGGCTATTTGACAACGACCACGCTTGGGGCATCAGTCGATGAAGCGGTGACCCTTGAATATAAGTTTCGTGTAAGCGGGCATTTTGAGGTGACGAACGCATAATTGTTTGGCAACAAACCAATAGGGAGCAAATAACATGGCAGTTATTACAGCAGTAGGCAGCGGAACAACTGGAACCGCACTCATTGGGGAAATCAAAAGCATTTCAATGAGCGGGATTACCGCTACTGAAATCGACACAAGCATTTTGAGTACCACGGTCAAATCTTGTGTGTTGGGTACACTGGACGGTGGAACGATTACCGTTGAATTCAACGCAGTTGGAGATGGGCAACACAATTTGCCGACAGCAGGCGCAAACACGCCAGTAGGCTTTGTGATTCGGTTTGGACCCAACGCTGTAAACAAGGGCATCAATGTTTCATTCAATGGCTACATCATCGAAACAAGTTTCAGTGGTGGGGTGGATGAAAGCGTGACAGGCTCCTACACAATTCAGATGAGCAGCCTACCAACCATCACGGCGACATCGGGATCGTTGACGGAATAATAAGTATAAGGCTGCGCCACATGGAAACTCGCGCAAACGCAAAGGTCGAGATTCGCACGAACCAAGCGGGGCAAAAAACGCTTGTGGGCTATGCGTCCACATTCGATCATCCATACCCCGTGGACATGGTAACGGAGATCATTGATCGCAAGGCGTTCACGCGAACGCTGCAAGAAAAACCTGATGTGTACGCTTTGGTTGGACACGATCCCGCACGGGTGATAGGTCGAACCAAAAACGGAACGCTGTCGCTTACCGTTGATGAGCGCGGTCTGCGCTGTGAAATCGTGCCAGTGGATACGCAGGAAGCGCGGGATGTCGTGGCGTTAGTGGAATCGGGAACGCTTGACGCGATGTCGTTTGGGTTCAAGGTAAAGGATCAGAGGTTTGAATATCGGGACGGCGGGGTTCATCGGCGCATTATGGATTGCGAACTGCATGAGGTAAGCGTGGTAGCGTTTCCCGCAAATCCCGATGCCAAACTGTCGATGCGCGACAGAGCAGAGGTGCGCAGTTTGTTGCGTAAACACAGCGAGTCGCCGAAAACACCCAAAGCAAAGCCCTGCGAACGATCCCGTTTGCCAGTTGAGTTTCCAAGCCTGTTGTCGGAGATTGCGGCTTACGGGTTGGAAACGCGGAGTTGGGGATCAAAAGCAATCCACGCAGAAAAAATGCAGGAAAACATTGGCGGCGAAGATCAAACCCTGTATCGCTTCAGGGGCAAGCACTACATCGTGTGGTACATCGCAGACATGAACGAAACACATGTTTATGAAGCAAATGCTGCGGGCGTGCGAATAAATAAAGGGGACGGAGAATTATGGAGTGAGCGTGGAAAAATAAGTCACGATGAAATGCTGAGAGACTTTCTGACTTGGAGGTTCAAACTCAAGAAGCGGCTAGAGATAGAGTCCTGACGGGGTTTCGCAATCACTGGCGTGGTGTTACACTACCCCCCATGCCAATCGACAAAGCCACCATCCTCGGTCTTACATCTCGCCTGAAAATCGAACCCGTAGCAATTGACGGACTTTCGGAACCGTTGTTTCTACGCACCCTCACTGGACGCGAACGCGATGCGTTTGAGAACGGCTGCTTCACGCAGCGCGGTAAGGACAGGGTTCTCACAACCGACAACATCCGCGCCAAACTGCTCGTGCGCTCTATCTGCAACGAGCAGGGCGAACGGTTGTTTGCAGACAACGAAGCAGAGGCGTTAGGAAACATCCCTGCGGACATCCTCGACACCCTGTTTGCAAAAGCGCAAGCGATGTCGGGTTTGGCTCCAACCGACATTGAGGAATTGAAGGGAAACTAACGAGCGAGAGCGGTCTGCGGAGGCGGTTTCTGTTTCGCCTTGCTCTCGCAATCGGATGCACCGTAGGCGAGTTGCTCGACCGATTAGACTCGCGGGAACTTACAGAATGGATGGCATTCGATGCTATTGAACCTATCGGTTCGTGGCGAGATGATTACAATTCGGGAATGCTTTGTTCCCTGTTGGCAAACATCAACAGACGGAAAGGGGCTGCGCCAATACCCCCCCAAGCGTTTATGCCTTTCATGCCGAAGGAAGAAGATTTTCTAACGGACGATGAGAAAATGCTGCGGATGTTTCAGTCGATGGCTGCAAACATGAAGCCGAAAACGGGGGGTGCGTAATGGGTTCGCTTGCGTCAATGTATGTTTCGATTGGTGCAAACACCGCAGGGTTTGAGAAGTCCATTGCGCGGACTGAACGCACAATGCAGCGCGTCAGTAAGCAGCGAACGCAAATCCCAATTGACGCGCACGAAAAAACGGTTCGGCGTAGGGCAGCAGCGAGCCAACCACGAGATGAGCGGGGGCGGTTTGTTGCGAAGCCAAGTATAGCCGAACCCGCAGCGCAAACCGCAGCGCAACCAATCGCAGCACAGGCTATCGCGCCAGTCAACACCGATGCGATGACACAGGTTGCCGATGCGCTTGAACAGTCTGCGGCAAGCGTTGCGGCACTTTTAGAAAAGGC